TTGGAGAAGCTGAGCGATACCGACATCGCAGGGCTGGTACTCCACGAGACTTTGCACGTGATGCTCAAGCACATTCCCCGACACAAGGACTTGATGAAGGAGAATGCGAGACTTGCCAACATTGCGATGGACTACGTGGTGAACGACATCATCGTGAACATCAAGGATAAGAATCTCTGCACGTTACCGGAAGGGGGTGTCTACGATCCGATGTTCCACGATTGGTCGGTGCGTCGTGTATATCAATTCTTGAAGAACGAGATGGACGACGGCGGTGGCGGCGGTCGCCCGAAAGACTCGCTCGACAAGCATGACGATACTGGTGCACAGGAGATGGACAAAGAACAGATCGAGGAGTTGGGTCGCAAGATCGACGAGGCTATCCATCAAGGTACGCTCTTGGCCGGTCGGTTCGGTGCGAAGATTCCGCGTGTCATCAAAGACATGATGGAGCCAGACATCGACTGGCGCGATGTACTTCAGGACTTCTGGACTGCGACTGTGCGTGGTGCAGATGAGTTTACTTGGCGGCGGTTCAACAAGAATCGTTTATCCGATGGGTATTACCTGCCCAGTACGGTCAACGAGACTATTGGCGAGGTCATCTTGGCTATCGACACATCCGGGTCAATCGACGAGAAGGACATTGCCAAGGTCGCATCACGCATCCAAGAACTGTGTGACACGTTACCGCCCGAGCGTATCCGCGTGTTGTGGTGGGACACGGAGGTACACGGTGAGCAGGTGTTCGAGGGTAACTACAACAACCTTGCGTCTATGTTCAAGCCGGTGGGTGGCGGAGGTACTAGAGTCAGCTCAGTCAGTGAATACATCATCAAGAACAATCTCAACGCAGACTGTCTGATCGTGTTCACCGATGGCTATGTAGAGTACGAGTTTAATTGGGTGACGAACATCCCGCCGATTTGGATCATCAAGGAAGGCGGTAAGGATTCGTTCGTGCCGCCCCGTGGTGTCAAGGTGGTGATGAAATCATGAGCGAAGAACAGTTTCAATTCGCAGTGCAGACCCAACTACGGAAGATATATCGGACAGCATTCCGGCACGGGTTCCTTAGCTGTATGTGTGGCACGTTACTTTTCTACGTATTCTTTTAAGAGGTAGTAGTCATGACTCGTCGTACTAAATCATTTAATTTTAACGATCTGTTTCTGGCAGGGCAGAACAGTGCAACGGCACGTAATCTGTTGATCCGCTCGCCATTGGTGGGTGTTATGGCCAATGCTTATAACAGAGCAGGTGGCAGAGTCCGGGTCGGTGCGATTGATACAGCAGCCGATACTTACATCAAGAGTGTCTACCTTGTGACTACGCACGGTGTGCCGGTTGCCGAGGTGACGAGTAACAGTACCTACACGGACATCTACTTCAACACATCAGCGGGTAACTCTTTTGTTCGTCACAAGTCAGGGTGGCGGCGTCTCAATACGGGTAACCCCAAGTATCTGCAAAACAAACTGTCTGTTAAGTCCGAACACGAGGCAGCGGATTCGTTCGACGACGCCGTAAAAGACGGCTACGGGTGGGTTGGTATAGAACTTCGCGGCATGATCGACAGGCTTGTGGATCAGGCGATGGGTGAGGGTGTCACTCGCGCCCCGGTGTTTGGCGAAGGTGGGTTCGGCCATAGCATAGACTCATCATTGATCACAGCGATGGCGCGTGTGTTTGCCGGGGAGATGTCACCACACGAGGTGTCTATATCGAATCAAGTAGAGTTTCAACGGCTCTTCAATATGTACACCAACAAGCGAGAGAAGTTTAACGGTGCGCTAGTCAAGGCCGTTGACTTCTTGACCGGTGAGAAGTGGATCTTTGCCAACAACGTCAACGGTGGCGTGACTGTGGGTGCGATCAATGACACAGGTTTACTAGCCGCGATTGAGAAGTACAAGTCGGGCGAGGCACTACCTACTCAACAGGAAGGACATTTTAACTACGCAGTCGAGACGGTTCCTATGCAGTGGTATCCGTCGTTTGAACATGTACCGGGCGAGATTCGCAGTGGCATAGAGTTTTCTTTAGCGATGCTCAAGACGCATCGTAATGCAGAGAAACTACTCCCCGACTGCACTGATATATGGCAGGAGATGGGCTGCGCGTCCATCTTCAATCATCACGGAGCGACGTTGTATGTCCTCGCTAAGTAGAAGGAGGCTTGAAGAAGTGGCCGGGGAAGCATTGGAAAGAGAAGTGTTTAACGCATACGCCGCAGGGCTAAGACCCGTACCCGTACCGATAAAAGGAGAGGACTCAACGTACGTATACATGAGACGTTTCACGGATATAAGAGAGTTTCATATACGAGCGGGGGAAAACCTTGTGCGTGTGTTTACGCTCAACACGATGCCCACTAAGTTGAAAGAAGTTTTAGCCATGATTCATGCGATTGAGTGGCCGTGTAAGGATGACCGGCAAGCGCCTATGTCGCGCCCCGACTATGTGCCAGAACATTTTTTAGACACGGGGTGGATGACGGGTAAGGACGAATACGTGGTGTGTCTGCCTAATAATTTCTTACACGAGTTACAGGGGAAGAGCGTATCAAATGATACGGTGAAGGAGGGTCAATGACACCGGAGGCCAAGGTAAAAAAGAAAGTAAAGGACGTTCTCAATGATATCGGCGCGTATTACACGATGCCAGTTACAGGGGGATACGGAAACAGCGGCGCACCCGATTTTATTATTTGTATCGCCGGTTTGTTTTATGGTATAGAGTGCAAAGCAAACGGTGGGAAGCCCACCGCATTACAGTTGAAAAACCACGATGACATACGTAAAGCCGGTGGCATCGCATTAGTAGTAGATGAAACAAACGTAGATAACCTACGCAAGGAGTTGATCAGTCATGTCGAAGAAAGAACAAATTCTCAAGTTGTTGTCGCAAGGCAAAACGATAGAGCAGATAGCAAAGGTAGTAAAAGTAAAGCCGCAGTACGTGTACTACATTCGTTGGATGAATGAGAACGGCAAGACATACAGCTACCCCAAGAAGAAAAAGAAATATGCGAAACCTCGCATAGCCAAGAAGCCCTCGAAGATTATCGACGCGGTGCAGGAGATGAAGGCCACGCTCGATGCGTTGGACTTAATCAAAGACATTGATCCTGTGAATCACCCGCCGCACTACAAGACAGGCGGTATCGAGACCATCGACTTCATCGAGGCTAAAGATCTTAATTACCGATTGGGCAACGTCGTGAAGTACGTCAGCCGCGCCGGTCGCAAAGACTCTGATCCTGTGCAGGACTTGGAGAAAGCAGCGTGGTATTTGACTCGTGAGATCGAAGCGAGGAAACGTGCGTGAAACCCAAGAACGAGTTTGCTTTTCCACAGTTGGAAGGTGAACGTCTGAAGTGGTGGGGACACGGCATGACTTTGCGGGATTACTTTGCAGCCAAGGCAATGCAGGGCTACGTCATATCTCACGGCGTAGTCCTGCGCCCCGAGGAAGTCACCAAACTTGCCTATGCCACAGCAGATGCGATGCTTTCAGAACGGGAGACCAAGAAGTGATTAGATGGTTACTAGGTTTCTTTAAACGAGCAGAAGAGTTTCGTAAGAAAGAGTGGGCGCACGTACCGCCTCCGTCGTGGGGGGCTAAGCGTGGTGGAAGAGATTATTGGTGATGAGCGAAGGTAATAGATACACCAAACCGTCTAGGTTTAACTTGGTGCTTTCGTTTGAGCAATACAAAATCTTGATGGAGCGCAAGCGGAAGGCCAGAGAGAATCATGACAGAGTGCGGTACAAAGACCTAGAGAAAGAGTGGGGCATCAGACAGCACCACATGGCATCAGCAGTTCATCGTGGGATAAAAGAGTATGACTACAGAATCGAAGTCGAAAACGGTGGTAGACAACGTATCCCCACCCGGATCGTGGAAAGACGAGTTGAACGCCGCCCCTTGGGGGTATGGCCAGAGTCAGCAGTCGCTAGTCGAACGATCCTTACAGAATATACGGAGAGCGGGGCTGTTCGACGAGGCTACAGTCCTTTCGTTAGAGCTTCTTACTTTGAGGAATGAATTGGAATACCAAAGGGGTAAAAACATCAGGTAAAATTATGCCGTATGAAGATCACTTACGGCCAAGTCGATGCTTCAGATCCGGGGGTCAAGCGGCAACTGAAGGTGCTGCAAAAGGCCTGTCTCCCGGCAGATGATCTTTATTTCCCGGAAGATGGGGTGTGGTGGATGGCGCATCACAAGGCTACCCCAGTAGGATTTAGTTGTTTGTCACCATCACAGCAGATGGAGGATGGTATTTATTTAGGACGCTGTGGTGTGCTGAGTGCGTACAGGGGGTATGGTATTCAGCGGCAGATGATCCGGATACGAGTTCAGTGGGCTAGGAGGCATGAGTATAGATGGGCTGTGTCGGATACCACCGACAACATACCGAGTGCCAACAACCTGATCTCGTGTGGCTTTAGATTATATACCCCCAAAGTTTTGTACTCGTTCGCACGAGCGTTGTATTGGAGGAAAAGACTCTAGGGGGGTCGATGCCGTTCAAGGACGAGGCCGTACGTAAGGCCAAACAAAAGGTGTACGCACGTAAGTGGTACGAAGGGAACAGACAAGAAGTTATTAAGAGAGCGAGGAAGGGTAGAGATAAAAGCAGAGTAGAGTGGGTCGCATACAAATCGAAGCAGCGGTGTAGTCATTGCCGAAAGAAACACCCGGCAATCATTGACTTTCATCATGTGATCAAAGAAGGTAAGCGATCTGTTAATTATTTGGCTGTGAGACAGAGAAACATAGCCGAGGCAA